TGAGATTGAAAAGTTCACATCAAAAGCGCGTACATGGTACATAAAAGAATTACGCAACCTGATCGTTAACCGTCAAAAATTAATGAGAGATTCTGTCACAATTAAAAAGAATAGATTATTTCCTGGCAGATTGTTTATGTATTTCTATGAACCAAAACATAAAGATTCATTGCCTTATTACGATAGATTTCCATTGGTTATGGTTGTGGAAAAGGTAAAAGGTAAACCAGGTTTTTACGGATTAAATTTTCATTACCTGGATTATAGAAAAAGAGCAATTCTTATGGAAAGATTAATGAAATATGCAAACAATAGAAAATATGACGAAACTACTCGTCTAAGACTTTCATATAAATTATTAAAGGGTGTCTCAAAGCTTGCGGCATTTAAACCTTGTTTCAAACATTATTTACCAAGTCAGATAGCAAGTCCTATCAAAATGATTCCGGCTGAATACTGGGAAACAATTTTATTTTTCCCTAGTGAACAATTTAAAAAATCAAGTAAAAATAATGTTTTTTCAGATAGTAGGAGACAAATATAAATGAGTTTATTCGAATCATTAGGCAGATTAGCAGGTGGAGCAACCAATAATACAATAGATGACTTCAAAGCCACTATTGGAAAACGTGCTGGTCTTGCTAAAACAAATAAATTTATGGTAGTAATGACACCACCTTTCCAAACATTTGTAAATAAAGATTTTCAAGGTTTAATTTCTCAAGCTCTTTCTGGTAATTTAGGATTTAATGATTTAATAAATGACCCAAGAGATATTGCGGTTCTTTGTGAATCTTGTTCTTTACCAGGTAGACAAATTACTACATTAGAATACGAAGATGAAGGTTATAGAAATCAAGTAAAGGTACCTTATAGTTATATCAATGAAGATGTGACATTTACATTTCACTTGACAAATGATTATTATATGAAAAAGATTTTTGAATCATGGCTCGCGACAGTGATTAACCAAGAAGAACACACAGTAAATTATTATGGTGATATAGGAACAGATGTTATTATTCAACAATTAGACCATAGAAATATACCAGTTTATGGTGTTAAATTATTAAAAGCTTATCCTACAGCAATCAATTCTATTGCACTTGATAATAACGCAGCAGAAACACAAAAGATTTCAGTAACTATGACATACGAAAATTATGTGCAAGAAGGTTCAATTAGTTCTATGATATCTGGCGCTAAAGGATTACTTGATAATATATTTACTAAGAAAACAAAACCTATAACAAATTTCGCGAAGAAAATATTTAATTAATAACTAAAGGAGACTAAATTATGGCATTACCAAAATTAGAAACACCGGTATATGAAACGGTGATACCCAGCACGGGTAAAACGATTGAGTATCGTCCTTTTCTTGTGAAAGAAGAAAAAATATTGATGATGGCTCAGGAATCGAAAGATTCTGCGCAGGCTTTACAGGCCTTGAAAAAGATTATTAGTTCATGCACGTTCGGAAAGGTTGACCCAAATACGTTAACCACATACGATGCTGAATTTATATTCTTACAATTGAGAATTAAATCAGTTGGTGAAACAACTGAATTTCAAATTAAAGATGAAGAAACTGGTACACCAGTGTCTGTGACAGTTGATTTGACAGAAGTTGAAGTAAATGGACCAGATGAAAAGCCAGAAAGTCATATCAAATTAAATGATAGTATTGGTATGACACTAAAAGAAGTTACATTGAAAGACGCAATTGGATTAACAGGAGCTGATTTAAATGATGTGACAACATTAGTGGCGAGTGTGGTAGATACCATTTATGATAAAGATACAGTTTATAAGAAAGAGAATATTTCTAAAGATGAGTTATCAGCTTTTATTGAATCAATGAATCATAAACAACTTGAATTGATACAGAATTTTATTCAAAACCAACCAAACATTAGCAAGGAGGTAACATTTACTGGTCCAACAGGCCATGTAAATACAATTACGTTAAGAGGATTACAGGATTTTTTCGCATAAGCCTTTCGCATGATTCTTTAGTGAATCATTATCAAACTAACTTTTCTATGATGCAACATCATAAATATAGTTTGACAGAATTAAATGAAATGTTACCGTGGGAAAGGCAAATTTACGTTTCTCTTCTCAAAGAACACATAAGAGAAGAAAACGAAAAGATTAAACAAGAACAAGCCAAGTATAAAAAATAATATATGGACGAAGAAGAAAAAGAAAACCTAATAGAAAATACTAAATCTATAAAAGATTTAACAAAGTCTATCAATAAACTGAAAGGTTCTGTTGGTACAGGCAGCGTTGGCTCTGGTGGTAGTGGTTCTGGTGGACCTGGCGGCTTCTTCTCAAAATCATTTAAGGAAAGTATTGATGGCGTAAAATCAGCATTTCAAAATAATCAAACTGTTCAATTAGTAACTGACCCTGTTGGAACTTTATCAAAAGGTTTCGATAATTTAGTTTCACCTTTGAAAAATATAATGCCAGACTTCGATAAATTTAAAGAAGGTATTGGTAATATTTTTGGTAAGAAAGGTGGAATAGATAAAGCTCAATTTGAAGGTTTGAGAGATGAACTTCAAAATGTAAAAACTGCAATAGAAGGTCGACCAAGTTATAAGCCTGAACTTATCGCTTTAGAATCGGCATTGGGTAGAATAGAAACTGCTATTGCTGGCCAAGAATTTACTGTAACAGATACTGCAGGATTGAGAGCAGACGTAGATAGTATATTAGATAACCTCACAATGCCAGAGGTTAATACTCCTAATCTAAGAGAACTATCTTCAACTACTCAACCTCAAGAAGGTTTTTTTGGCGCTCAAAATGATATTGAAACTGGCCCACAGAATATGATTCCATTGGGTACTTTAAATTTATCAGATGCCACTTTAGCAAATCTAGCAGAAAAGAATGCTGAAGGTATTGGTGATACTCTTGTTAATTCAATTAAAGGCGATGACCAATTAAAAAGAGAACAAGAACGAGATAGAATTTTACGTGAAGAAGATAACAATGAAAAAATTGTAAATGCTCTTGGTAAACTTGAAGGTGGTAATCCAGTAGAAGTTAAAGGAAATAATCCAATTGCTAAATTCTTTAATGGCATATTCAGCGGAGGTGGTATAGGTGGTTCAGCTGCTTTAATGGCAGTAGGAAAAGGAATCCAATCTATTATCACTTCAATCGGTTCGGCATTTATGTTCTTAGGTGCTAATTTTATTCCTATTTCATTAGGCGCTGGCGCAGTAGCACTAATGGGTGCATCTTTATTACCATTTGTTTATACATTACAATCTTTTGGTAATATTGATAATCTAAAAGATTCTCTTATCAATTTTGGTATAGGCCTAACATCTCTTGCAGCTGCAGCAGGTATTCTAGGTGGAATAATGATGTCTGGTGTAGGAGCCGCGGCTCTTACGTTAGGTGCGATCGCGATCGCTGGACTAGGTACTGCAATAATACCGTTGGCTGGCGCATTGGCTTTAGCGGCGCCTGGAATGGAAGACTTCGGAAACTTTCTTCAGAGAGTAAGTGATATTGGATTCGCTGGTTTGACAGGTGTAGCAGGTGGATTAGGAGCTCTTAGTATTGCTATGGGTGCATTCGCAGGTGGTTCTCTATTAGCATTCTTAACACCAGGTAAAGGTAAAATGGTTGACCAGCTTGAATCATTATCCAAGACAGGTCCTGGCCTTAAATCAGTTGCAGATTCTTTAACTAAGGTAAGAAATAGTTTGCAAAGTCTTAGAAATATTAACTTTAACGATATCGGTATAGGTTCATTCTTTAAAGAATTAAATACACTTATAAAGATACGAGACTTCAAAGGTAAGATAGAAAAAGCAGGTGATGGTATTAAATTAATGTTTAAACAAATGGGTGAAGGTCTAGAAAAAATTGACTTAGCAAAAGCCGAAGCCGTGGCGTCTATAATGGATTCACAATTGCAAGTAGCATCTGGTGCCTTTGATGGTTTTGAAGTAAATGATTTAGCAAACGCTCAAGCAGAAATGATTAGAGCACAAAATCTAGGTACACCTACTGCTCAAGGTGGTGATACCAATATAGTAGCTTCAGGTGATACTGTCAATAACAACACACGTGTGACAAATAATCCATCACACACAAATCAAGCTACCTTACAATATCTATATGGTATGGGTTCATTCCAAGGTATCAGACCTACCATATAAAAAAACCTCACCCATTTCTGAGTGAGGTTTCGGTAATCATTTTTTACTCTTTTGCAAGTTTTGCAAAGAATGACATAGTGTCATCTTCATCACTCTTTTTTTCAGTCGGAGCTGGATTAGATGTGTCATCACCATAAGGTACATCCTCATCTAGAATCACAGACTCTGCTGTTGATAGAGTTGATTCTACGGCTTGTTCACCAATTACTTCGTAGAGTTTCTTCTTTAATTCACCATAAGACTTATATTGCTCTGGGTCAGTGAACTCTCCTAAGTTATGAAGTGCATTATATACTGCCTCTAATTTAGAATCATCTCCACCTTGAAACTGAGAAGGTTCGGCGAATTCAGATTTATCATAGTTACGATAACCTTCTACATTGCGAATCTTAATCTTGAAGTCCGCACCACCCCAAAAATCAAATGGGTTGACTGGTGTTTCATCTTCAAACTGTGGTTGCATCACATCCATAATTTTATCAAAGATTTTCTTACCATATTTGTATAAGAAAACTTTACCTTCATTTTCTGGTGCAGATGGGTCTGATACCACATATACGTTTGATACATAATGTAGTCTACGTTTACGTGAACGTGCAATCTCTTTATCTTCATCGCGACCAGAGTTCCAAAGTTGAGTGTTTAATTCAGAGACTGGGTCTTGCTGTCCGATTGATGTGAGAGATTTTTCGATATACCAACGTCCTGTTGGTCCTTTGAATCCGTGGTCCCAATATTGTACCCATGGTACGTCTTGGCCCTCGGCTGCTGGTAGAAATCGAACAACGGCATAACCATTACCAGCTTTATCCACTGTTGGTTTCCATTCACGATCGTCTACGTATGATTTCTTTTCGCCACCTCCTGCTGTTTCCGCCGCAGCCAACAATTTTCCAATTGCGGTGTCTCTAGCTGCCTTCATGTTTGTATATGACATAGTATTCCTTTGTATTATTGTTTATATCTAATATTATATTATTTGTGTTAAGTTGTAAAGACATTTTTTATAATTTCTTTCAACTTCTTAGTATTTATCCACAATGGGATAAAAGTCTTGTAATTTTGTATCCGAGCTTTTTGCTCAGGCCAAATCAAAACGTCTGTAGTTTTCTTATCACAGACATCTGTAAAGTCTAACCAATAGTCTAAGATTGTTACGGTTTCTAAACTAACCTTACCCGCAAACATTTCTTCTACTATATATGGCATTTGATTTATCTTAAATAAATCGTCAAACTGTTTTACATCCAGAGTTTTCAAATCAGATTTAAATAGATATGAGATTGATTGTAACTTTGT